TCTATCATAAACTTATATCTATGTAAATCACTATCGCTCTTAGTCCATTCCCAGTATGTTTCTTTTTGATTTTCTATAAGCCCAACTGAAAACGCCAGCTTGGGGAATCCACAAGTCTGCTTCACAAGTCTGAATACAGAATCCATCTGCTTCATATTATTCTTGCCATCAACATAGTTTCTTTGCTTTGACAATCTCCATATAAGATTGACATTTTCAAGCGCTATATCTTCTTCGCTTAGCAGTTCGTAGATGCGTAACATCGAGAGATATAAGCATCCTACTCTTTGTATATCTGGTAGAAGACCTTGGTTATTCTGTAAATACATATTTTTCGTACCTTGAAATGTAATGAGATTTGATCCAATTAAAATTGGATTTTCCTACCTTGACAATGTTGCCGACGTGACGATACATCATCAAAGCAAAAGGAACATGAGTAACAATATCGCTTCTGTTCATTACTCTGGTAAGCTTCGAGAATCTTGCTTTTATTTTCCTCGATGGCATCCATAATACTCGTGGGCATCCAAATACTATAGTCTCCGGATCATACCCCATGAAACCAAAATCCTCATGAGCAAGTAAAGCAATAGCCGCACCATGAGAATAACCAGTGATTCGTAGCGGAAGATTTGTTGCCGAAATAGCATCCTTCACTTCTTTGACAATCTGCTCGCGTGCCTGCTTCCAACGAGTCACGAAACCTTTATGCGCAAGCCATTTCTCGAGTTGCTTTTTATACGGGACTACCGCAAAATCAAAGTTGCTTTTCCAGTCCTCTTTTTGTACCGAGCCTTCTATTTCTAGCCATACCGCATCTGGTGTTACAATAACTGCATACTGTGTTTCCACCCCGGCAGTTTTTTGTTCACCGGGATGGATTGCTTTGTCGAATGATTCTTTTATAGTCATTTTTATATTCTCCATGGGGCACTGGATTCCCAAGAACATACCTGCGAAAATGTAGTTCTTGACGTTGCGCTTACAATAATAAGACTACCTACCCCTGTGTTTGTACGAGCTTCAGCAGTAGATCCAGCTACCCATGTAACACCACCGTTGTTATTTATGGTTGAAATAGTAAAAGTAGGAATAGCCCCTGATAAGTATGCAACTGGGAAAGGAACTGGCCCAAAATTCCCATAATAAATACTACCATACGCCGTTGTTGTACTTATTGGCATAGACTTTGTTCCAAACTGCTCCATCATCCCATTCCCGTGTTTTTCATATGAGCCATTATCATTAGAGCCGGATATAGTCCAGTCTTGTGCTATGACACTTCCAGATGGTGCTATATATACAGGGATAAGCGCATCCCCAGATGTTATCGTATCTCCGCTCGCTGAAAGTGGAATAACAAGTGGAGTTCCTGACCCGGTAGTAATAGTGAGAGTCCCGACAGCTCCGGCAGTTTTAAGATAAGCCGCCGGGATATATGCCGTCCGCTTGCCGACTACGAATGGTATTGTATATGTAACATTAGCACCTGACGCGGCTACTGATGCGAGAGGCTGAAATACTTCATTCGCAGAAGTATCGTCAAGCTCATCTAATTTAGCGTCAATCTTGTTCATATTAACTGCATTTAATGGAGGCGGCGCACCATTATTAAAGTTAATCCTTGTATAATCACCTATAGCCATTATTTCCCCCCTCGCGGAGTAGTCCGCATATTTTCAAGCATAGATTTGATCTCCCCTATCGATTCTACTATCCCGTCAATTTTTGTTGAGAGTATCGCTATCGCAGTATTACTCGACGCGGCTCCTGACTCAAGGTCTCGGCATCTCTTGTGCGCATGGTCAACGTCCTTTCGCAACTGCTCGACTATCTGTAAATGCGAACCTTCCTTTCGCTCCCGATCAATCCAAACCCATGTAAACCCGATGATAGATACCCCGAAAGCTATTATCCCTATATACTCCATGCGATCCCCTTTTAGTTATGCAAAGCTGTTACCAGAGTTTATCGTAGCGAGTCCGGAGTCTGAGAAGTTTGTAATTGCCCCAGTAACGCGATTGCCTGTTATGACATTGTTCATGCTTGTTGTGCTTGATAAACGTATCCCATATGTTGCGCTTGGGAGGCACAATACAGAATTACCGGATATTACAGAGTTTATCGAAGACAACATATATATACCGTGATTAGAAATACCATATAAACTATTTCCTGTAATTTGAGTTTGTACAGCAGTATATGAAAATATTCCATTATAGCAATATGATATTATGTTACCGCTAATGTTACTATTGTTTCCTGATACATGCAACCCGTAACTAGGTGATACAACATTGTATATATAATTACTTTCTATACTATTATTGTTTGCTATAAGAATTATAGCCCCGCCGGGTGAATTGTTGCAATTTATTCTGCACCTAGATATTGTAACATTGTTGCTGCTATATCCATCTATCATACCTTTAGATAGAGGTATAGAAACTCTAGACATAGATAAATCTACAATAGTTACATAATTTGAGCTATTTATATCAATACCTTTAGCCACATTAATAAAATCCAGATACATACTTTCTATTGATATATTTTCCTGTAGATATATGAGTATGTTCTTATTAGATGAAAAATATAGTTTTGTACTATCACTATTACCTGAAATTACAATATTGCTTGGAATATTAAGTGTTTCAGATATATAAAAACTTCCGCCGGTTAGTATAAGCCTGCCATCGGTACGTGATGACAATATATCTAGAGCGGCCTGAATCTCTACATCATCTGATATTCCATCGCAGAAATAGTCTGCCTGCCCTGTCCATGTACTCGATGCAACCGTTACAACGTTTGACCTGTTGTTTAGCCATTGCGCTTTCCCGGCTCCGACGAGTTTAGAGTTTTTTGCAAGAGTCAAAGCCCATGCCGCAGATGGTACCCTGAGACTTAACGCGGTTTTCCCTACTCCACCAGCATTGCGGGATATCGACGATCCTATGATCTCGACGTCAGTGTCAATATTTTCCATCGTACCACCGGCGAGTGTATGCGATAATGTCAAATGGTAAACGTCACCAATCTCATATTGATAATGGCATCCGACAAGCATTAAACCATATATCTTATGAGGCTTTAATTCCTTCCATACAAAGTCGCCTATTTGTTTAGCTTGTATCGGGCCGAATATAAAATCATTGGAAACCTCGACGAACCTCTCGCCTTCTTTTTCCATTGAATCATAATCTGAGTATTCCCAGACATAGCCATTCTGTCCTGCAAGCTGTGATACAATCTTACCGCGTATCGAGAGTCCAGTTAAAGCCACTGATGCACCAGTCGAATTAGTGAGCTTTATTACTGCACGATCTGCATACGTCGTAGTATCAAATGTCGTTGTTGTTAAAGTACTAGGATTTTTAACAAGAGTTGGATCGCGCAATCCGATTATTGTTTCGCCGGATGGAGTCAGATTTGCTTTTGTATGGACATTTGATATAATAGGCGTATCGTACGTATCAATCGGGTCAGGCGAGTCAGTGATAGGTCCGACGATAGCAGATGTCACAGCTGTTGCTGCTACAGCAACTACGACGGTTGTAACTACGAATGCAGCTAGAAATATAAACATCATGCCCCCTCATAGACATCGCCGTATTTAGCTTCGTACCCATCTGGCGCTTCAGAAACAAGCGGGAACGTATCTCCATTAACAATTGATCGAGAAAACATAGAGCCATTATCGTTGTCATCCTTAATACCAGATGCTTCGACTTGCCATACTGTTTCGACGTTGTTCCGTTTGTCAATGAACACCCCGGCAACCTTGACCTTGTTCGCGGTATCAGACTGTACTGAACTTGATACAGATGAAGCCTTGGCTATGGTACCGAGACTAGAACCAATTGGAGTATTCATATTTGACTTGAACTTTAATATACCAGAGCGGTCAACGTAAATATACCGTGCGATAGTTGCATCGCCTATTTGAGTAAGATAGTCCCATACTTTTTTGCCTTCCTTGACCGTACCCCATGGATGTTGATATGTTACCGTGTCAGCGTCTATACCTAGCCAGTCATAATACCCACGGACAGCTTGAGATGAAGACGATACACCTGCAACGCCATCAGCGGTATTGTCGACATAAAACGGCTTGTAATCTCCATAGACTAGCATTATTGAGTCTACCCACAAATCAGAAGATCCTGTCTGTTCAATCGCGCACTCAAGACTGTCGCTTGTTGAATTATATATAATATGGTCAGCGCTGAAAAGCTCCCATCCGTTTCCGCTATGGCCTATGTTATACACGCTTGCATTAACATACACCGACCCTATTTTTTCAGATATCTTAACCGTTATATCTCTAGGAGAATCTGAATATACCCATGCAGATAAGTTGAAACGCTCTCCTGCCGAAAGCTCGAACGTTACTGTTTGAGAAATACCTGAACATTGCATCAGACCAGAATATGATCCGTTTAGCTTATGTGTTGTACTCCTTGAAAAAGTACCTCCAGATGCAACCCAGCTATTGCCTATTGTTGCATTCTCAAATCCCGAATTGCAGAGATAGTTATATATTTCACGCTCTGTAGCAAGTTTCGCTATTACATGGAATAATGAAGATGCAGGAGTAGATTCACTGGACAGGTAATAGTCTTCCCAGTATCTATTCTTGCGGACTATTTTCCTTGCAATATCTGCTATACCATCATCCGCTGAAAGCGATATCGACGAAAGAGATGTCGCTGTGGCAGAACGAGAGAAACTCCCCGGCTTAATTGAACCGATAAACAAAGTCTCATGGCAATCTATCAATGTATATGTATACCATGCTTCAAGTTCAATCCCTATTCGTCGTTGCAAATATACCTGATCTCCGGTTCCATTGTAATATCCTTTTTCTGGTTTAAAGTCTAAATACCCATAAATTGGGGATAAAACATCATACGGATAGAGCGTTTCATACGGATAGAGCATTTCAGACGGATAGAGCGTTGCAGATGGATAGATCATTTCAGACGGATAGAGCATTTCAGACGGATAGAGCGTTGCAGCTGGATAGATAGGTTTAAATGTATCGTCGTTGTATTGACCGTAAAGATTATGCAAAGATACCGAAGCCACAGCCGCTGAGTATGTCGCTTTATTATCTATCGAATACGAGTACATATCTGTAGTTATATTGCACCGTTCTCTCCCGAACGATGCTTTGTTGAAACTAAAATATGTTTCAGCGTTTCGTATATCTTTGTAATGGTTTGCGACCTGCGCATCAGTAGCCGCAAGCCTGAAAAATCTGACGTTATTTATATAGCAGTTTACACCACCGCCAATATTGAGTATAGGTAGATTTTCTATTCCACTTGTTACAAATGCACCGGAAGTTTTAGACCCGTTCAAGTATGCATTTACTGTCAACCCATCAAGTACTATTGTGAGACGCTGGTATACTTGCAACTCGGCATCTGAGGAAAACGCTGAACCAAAATAAACCCTTACCGCAGTTCCATCGTTGCACTCTATAAACCATTTCCTGTTAGTATGGTTGTACCCGATCTTTATATAATTTGAGTATTCCCATGACATGATAACATACTCGGCGACGTTGTACGAGAATGCTGGCTTGACTAAAAGGTCTATATTCAAATGAGTTGAAAAAGGAAACGAGTATGTATTATTTGCCTGATACGTGTTGTATCTTCCGGGCGCATTATTCGTAGGATCAATCGATACATAACTGCCTGCACTCGATATAGCACCATACTCAACCCCGCGAGGATTTATATATGCACGTATCTCGTGGTCAAAATCTGTAGTATTTCTTTCAACCCATCCAGACTGGATAGCGCGAATCATCAGAACCCCCTCGAAGCTTTTGCTTGCGCTGATATCGCCATCGATTCAAGCTGTTTCGTATTCCATATAGACCCGCTTATATTCTGTACTATAGTGGTACCGCCGTTACCTTGGATTCCATTCTTCGCAAGCCCGGCCATTTGTTGCCGGTTTAATACCCATTCGCCGCCAGCTTCTCCAGCTAATATATGCGTAGGGCTATCGACATATCCACCAGTCGCCATTGGTACGTATTGCTGAGCACCAATAGATCCTACCTGAACCGCAGTAGAAGCGGCTACAATCCCAGCGAGGATATAGTTAGGTAAAGCTTTCGTAAATGCAATTGAACCATTAATAAGAGCTTCTGCAATTCCTGTCAGCTTTTTTGAATTGAACTCTTTCTTTGCTTGCTCGTTTTTCTTTTCTGCTATATCCTTTTCAATAGCAGTAATGTCTTCACCATTGGCTTCCATCGCATCGCGCTCACGTTCCATTGCGGCGATTTCAGCATCGGACTGGTTGGATTGGAGATCCATGAGGGAAGAAACTGCATCGTCTATATACCCATACCCCTCGCTTATATCTTCAAGGCCCTTTAATGCATCCTCGATAAATGTCTTCCATTCACCATTCGGGTCAGGATCTGGTATAGGCTTAGATAGTTCTTCTATCTCGCCATTAAGCTGATGCATTTTGACAAGCCAATCGCCGTATGTATCTGCAGCGGATTTCGCGCTAATATCAGAAGCTTCTCTAGCAGCTTGTTCATTCTCGTATGCAATCTTTGCGGCTTCACCGGCAATCCTCGATGCAGTGGCCCTTGATTCTGCATCCTTAACAGCTTGCTCTGAGTTTTTCTTTTCTTGCTCTCCACGTCCGGCGGAAAAGTCGCCATATAATTTTGCAATCCTTATTTGCTCTTTTATTCCAGCTATTACTAAACTCTGTGCTTCTATTTGACTTTTGGAACCATATATTTCTTCAGAAGCTAAGCCACCAGATGATTTCTTCAATTGGTTCAAAGCATCTTCGGCGATAATAAGTTTGTCAGAAAGAGTAGCGACGCCCATAGAGTCACGATTCATAGCTTCTTGAAAATCGTTCTGTGCTTTTGCCGATGCTCCGATGGCCTGAGCTATCTGGAGCCATTTCTCACGCCATGGTTTTAGATTATTTGATATCGACCTGCCTATCTCTTCGTTGACGTCACCTATAGCGTTTGATAATTTTACCTTGATAGCAGTAGAAGTATTTCCAGCGGCTTCGGCGGCTCCGCCATATGTAGTAGCGAGTTCGTCAAGGATTATCCCTTGCGCCTCTTCTATCTTCCCAGATTCAACAAGGGTTTTCATCAGCTCTTTTTGCTGATCGCTGAAACGGAAACCTTGACGTGATAAAGAATCAACTCCCTTGATTGGATCATCGAGAGCTTTCCCTACAGCTTGTGCCGCGCTTGTCAAATCCATATTCATGACCGTTGCCATGTTTAGGATCTGTAGCGAAGCATCCTTGAAATTGTCGCCCTTAATATTTTTGAAACCTAGCAGAACATTCTGCATGGAAATCGTTGTTTCGTCGCCATACTTTGTCATTGACTGGAACTCTGACGCCATCGACTGTATTTCTTCCGACGTAAAACCAGCGGCTCCACCGGTTGCTTTTAGTGTCGAATTTAGAATAGCGACAGACTGCTCTTGTACAGCAAAGGCCGCTTCCATCTTATCGGAAACAGCCTTGATCTGCTGAAATATCTGTACAACTTGTTTACCTGCGGCGACAGGACCTTGCATGAAGTCACGAAGCTTAGCAAATGCGCTTGAGGTTTTGTTTGTCTGCTTTTCAGTTTTATCGAGGTCTGAAACAGCCTTGGCCACTTCTGCGGTTACAAGTATTTTAAGCTCATCAATTGTGGCCACGGTTTACCTCTTTGTCTTTAAGCTCATCGAATAGCATGATTAGTTTTTTTTGCTGGACTGTCAAATTGCGCCAGTTTCCATTAAGCCCAAAGTGAGTATGGTCTCGCCAGAATGATATAGCCATTAAATTATGGAACTGAAAATAACTCTTTATTTCATCGCCGTTGACCTCGTACATTCCCGACCCATCATCTTGTATGTATCGCGACGGGACTAGTACCCATGGAGGAGTAGGTTTGCTATGCCATCCCCTCCACCACAAGCCAAAGGCGATCGTTAGTTTTTTTCGTCGATCTCCATTGCATTCTTTACATGCAAAGATACCTCAGCTATCATATCTGACATCCACTTTGGACCGCGAGTTGCCAGAAACTTTTCTGCTGTGTCTATCAACTTATCTCCTGCCTTGAGGTTTTCGATAGACTCGACAGCACGCGAGAATATATATTTGTTATCTATTTTTATCTTTACCGGGCCAGACTTTCCGCTACCGAACGAGTACTGAAAATAATCCATTTCAGTCTGTTCTTCGCACGTAAGGAATCTGATATTGAAAACTATCGGAGAATCAGACTTGTCATTCCCATTGGTTGTAGGTATAAACTTTTCCCTGTCAGCTATGTTAATGTTCATTCATGCCTCCATGCTAAAATTAAGAGATCGACGGAAGAGCCACGTCAGTCATCGAAGAACTAAACGTAGATTTCCCGGTAGGGGTAGATCCGGTCTGTCTGCCGGTTACATATCCTTTGTGCGTAGCAGTTTTCCCGCCGTCAGTCACCTTTATAATCCTTGTCGCTTTAGTAGTGCAAGAAAGGCTATTCCAGAATGCAAGCTGAGACGCATCGGTCAAATCAAGTCCACCGCCGAAGTCAAGCGTTATCGATGGAATTCCGGGTATCTGCTTGGTAATCTTATCGCCGAACCCAGTATAGTCAATCATTGCCATGCTTCCATTGTCACCATACGAATCGAGGTATGGTATCGTGGTGCAAGTTCCGCCAGTAATAGAGATGACATCATTAGTAGTGGTACACGTACCGCCAGTAACGAGCTTGATTACAACACCGAATCCTGTTCCGACCATTATAATCCCCTTTCAATTTTAGCGGTAGTATCTAAGACTCCGCGCATATAAGCCCGCGCTTCTCGCATGGACATTATATTCTGTTCATACTCTTTCATCTTATCAGACGCTCTCATCTTGTTATCTTCTATAAACGCCTTCCCATCATCCTCGTACATATATGTAGCGCACGTATCGTTCATATACCCGCCGGGGCATATATGTATTTTAATCCCTATAGCGGATAGATACCCCATAAGCCAATAGAAATGATTTCTCCGCGATGCCTCTTCATCGTTCGAAAAGTCTATGCCATACAATGATATATCTTCATAACCTTCAAGCGCCGCGAATGCAAGAATCATAGGGACCGTACCATTAAAGTGCTTGCCGAACATATCTATCAAATCATGTATCGGGAATGTCACGCTTTTAGGCACTTCATGCACACTTGACTTCATGTATACGACGCAACCGGCATTGTTCAAATCATCTGGCTTGAATATCCCGTTATGTAGTTCAAATATCGCGTCGATACGTGGTAATTCCAAACCAACGCTTGCCGTTGACCAAATATCACAATCTGAATCAAACGGCGCCCTATCCTTTGTAACGCCACCGCCGACTATGCACAGTTTCCGCAAGTTGCCCCCTAGTATTCTGCATGGCATAAATAATCAGACGAAAACACATACCTTAATGTGTCAGCGTTGTATTTTTCGCGTCTCCCCATAGGCTCGATAGTCCACATTGATAATCCGCCGATAGTACCATGGGCATATCGAAGTAGTGTACGTATACGTTGCTCTATGTTTTTATTCCCGCGAGCCGTTCCAACAATATCGAATTGTGCTCGCCCCTGCCCAGCATCTTGCGTGCCGAAATGCTCGATAACATCGGTATCTGATACAATTGTAAAAACGACATAGGGGAGTGATGCACCTTCCGGCGCCTGTAGCCAATACAACCGGCCTGTTGTCAACGTCGGGGAGGTTACTCCTCCGATGAGGCTCATCAGTGTAGCATCGGCGCGTAAATATGTATCAAGAGCTTGCTCTATCGTCATGAGTTAATCCCCGATAGTATTTCAGCTTGCGATCTAGTCCGTAAATGTGGGTGCCTGTTTGAGTATAGCTCCATTTGTTTCCTCAGCTCCCCGCCTGTTATCAAGCCTATTTTAGACCGGAACCAGTCTAGCGCTGGTCTGAGATATGGCTGCGCGGGGTAGTTGGGCATGTCAGGCCTCCCGAACTCGACAGCCGCGCCATACTCTGCCGCCGTACCAATAACGCCTTGATAGGTATTCGGCTTGTACTCTAGCCCGTCTGGGCTTGATCCATGCTGCTTTTCGCGACTATCGGTTTTGATAGTTATGGAGTTTCGTAGATTGCCCCCATTTATCAATGCAACCGGAGCCATTAAAGACGCCTGCCCCTCTATTGCAACGAGACTTTCCCATATCGCCGGTTCCAAAACTTCGGGGCGTAAAATGTCAGAATATGCCATAGAATACCCCTTTGTTATACTTCTATTGCCTATAGGTAGTACTATACAAATGTTGACTATAGCCTATTGTAGGCTTACACAATCGCAGTAATATAGCAAAAACACAATACAGCCATAGTTTGCTATGCTGGCCCGTGGTGGCGTCGGATAGCGTTTTGATATAACTTGATGCACTTGGCCTATAAAACGATACTATGCTACAATTTGAGCTTGTTTTAGCCATGTTGTGGCAGTATAGCATG